GGCGCTTTCTTTCAAGCCACCGTCCAATTGACCCATTGCGCATTGGACTAGTGAACCTCCCCCCTTCGGCCAATCATTGCCCAGACAGCGATGCCTTCTTCTGTCACCAGAAGAAGGCCTCGCCACACTGGACACTGAAAGACATCAGAGTCAGGTATAACTTTTTCGCATTCACGTGCTGTGAAACTGATTTGGAATGACGTTTGGCTGGCCCGCGTGGACAGACAGACAAACCTGTGGTTCTCTTGCATGCAGAGAGCACTTGAGACATGCAGTGACAAAGCCATTGGCGCCAGGTACTCCTACTAAAACTCTCTATTGTCACTGCTTCTGGCGCCCCGTTACTAGCCCGAAGGCTCCATCAAGAGGGCCAAAGGCCCTCCTGACAACAACTCATGAAACAACCACTAACTCGATCGGCTGTTGGACCGGGATCGAGTGTTCGGCTTGCTTTGAACTGGACTGCGATCACGCTTGCGACGTCGCTGAGGCGTGACCACAATAATATTCTTCGCTTTATTCGCCCTTGCGGAACGAGTCCGCTTAGGCGGCTTGTGCTTCTGCTTTTGTTTTGCCTTCACTCGGGCAGACGCACGCCAACTTGGGCGACCACGTGTGCTGCGTGGTGCTGCGGGCAACACCGGGGCTGGTGTTGCGCTTGGCGCCGTGATCTCAATGAGACTGGCATAAGCCAGGCTTAAGTCAGGCCCTTTGGGATCATGAATTAAAGCTAAAAGTTTGTCCTTTTCTGGCAAGGGGTGAAGAAGGATTTTGAACTTCCCATTCTCCACCCGCAAATCGATCGGCTTGATGGTGAGGTTTGACGCAGGATGCGCCGGCAAGTCCAGAACGATGTGCAAGCTCGATAAAACTTTATGATAATCAGGCACGCTCTCGGAGCCTCGCGACATGGAATTTATGCGCTTAGCGAGAGCCCGTGCGGCTGACCACAGAAAGGGGTGGCAACCCCCGCCCGAAACCAGAAGTGCCAAAGAACGGGCATAAGCAACACAAAGGTTGGTTAACGCCCGTTTCCTTCGTGAACGAGGGTTCAACAAAGAAGCAAAGATTCGAGGACGAGGTAGATAAAACAGGAAAGGGTTCGACTTGTCCAACGTGTGGCCAAGAAAACTTTTAATAACACCTTTGTAAACATACGGGTCATCAAAAGGTTTCCATGCCAAGCCGGCCCTTCGCATATGATTGCCTAATAAGACAGCCAGGTTCTTAACTGCAAGCAGTTCATCCTCCAAGGTGGCATCAACAGGAAGTTCTCCCATTGCGTCCTTGATGGCTGGCTCCAACACCGCTCGAAACATGAGGGAGTTGACGAAGGTCTGAAAATAGGTGTTCATTACGGTACCCGTTTTGGAGTAATTTGTGAACTTAACGACTAACTTGTGAGGCAAATGGACGAGACTGTCCGTGAGCAGTTGACTGTAGGTGTCAAGTGCCTGCTCAAATAGGGCATGACTTTTCTCGTCCAACTCGGCTCCAAACGAGTATAGGTGCAGGAGCCAAGGCTCGATGAACACGTCCGGTGTGTTCATGTCCATCTTTCGGATGTCAGGGGTGAAAATGAAACGCCGTCCACTGGGGCAAACGAGAACAAGCAAGGCGTCGTCACCATAATAGCCTGCTCCGCTCACCTCCAGATTTTCCACCCACTTGAGCACCCGACTTGCCCCGCCATGATAAAAGGAAAGGCCCACCATGTTAGTATACTGGTTGCTGCCAGGTGGCGAATCCACGATGGTCGGGATTTTCCTTGAAAAGTGAGACATTATGTTTCCCAGAACCAGGCTCGTCACTGCCGGATAGCAGTAATAAGCCCGAGCTTTGGTTTCCAATTTGTCATAGTCGTGTAGTTCCGCCTTAAGTGAAATGTGGCATGCGTCCCACTGGGGTTGGTTTCGCACAGGGTCCATTGAAAATTCTTCGAACACCTGATTGACCAGTGGTATCCAGTGGTGCAGAATGTCACTTTTCGTCTTGGTGTGGTACGGAAAACCCGCACCTGACTCAAGATTAGGCTTGAAGAAATCGTTGAGGCCCAGCTTCGCAGGGGAGCGAAAAGGCATGGACCTAGTCATCTCCTCCTGAAGGTTGTCGTCGAAAGCTGGGTCGAGCTCAACGTTTGGATTAACCATGAGGCCAAGGGCCGCGGAAAGCGAGGTAGGCTTGTGGCCGCGACCGTAAGTCGAATACACATTTAGGAACGCTTTCATAATCCCAGGAAAGTAGACTTGGCCATTGACCTTGTCCACCTCCTCG